AGATCGACAAGCTGACCACCGCCCTGGGCGCCGCCGAGGGTGAGCGTGACGCCGCGAAGACTGCTCAGCAGGAAGCCGAGCAGAAGCTGTCCGAGGCCCAGGCCGAGATCGACAAGCTGACCAAGAAGTAAGCAGCACCAGCAACAGAAGACGGCGGCCTACGGGCCGCCTCTTTCCACCAGGGGGCGCACCATGCCGGTAACGCAGACACCATGGGAAGAGATGGTCGACCGCGCCATGCAGACCTGCATCAGCGTGTTCGGCGACGGCCCCGCATCGATCATCGTCACCCACTACGGCGGCGCACCTTATGCCGTCGACGGAATATTCGAGGCGCAGTCCACGGTCGTGGACCCGTCCACCCAGCTCAAGATCATGAGCAACCAACCACAGGTCAGTTTTCGCGTGTCGCAGCTGCAGCAGATGCCGGACGTCGACGACGAGTTCCTCATCCGCGGCGTTTCGTATCGAGCTGACACGCCGATCTTCGACGGCCACGGCACAGTGACCGTGCCGCTGACCAGGAATTCGTAATGCACCCACGCCAGCAGATCCGCGAGGCAGCAAAGGCCATGCTGCTGAACCAAGGGCCGTGGCTAGACCGCGTTTACACGAACCGCATGCGCGCGCTGTCGCAGCGTCCGGCGCAACGGTCGGACCGTTCTCAGCTGCCGGCCCTGGTGATCTACACCCGCGACGAGAAGGCCGAGATTTTCAACGTCGCGCCACGCGAGTACAAATGCGTGGTCGACTTGGTGTTCGAGGTAATCGCCGACTCGACCGACGACGTCGACATCGTGCTCGACGACATGGCTGTGCTGATCGAGCGCATCATGGGCCGCGATGATACAATCGCTGAGACTGCCGACGACTGCGTCTACAGCGCCTCGCAGATGACCATCATCGCGGACGGTGTCGAGCGCCCGATCGGCGCCATCGCTGTGACGTTTCAGGCCACCTACTACCGGAACGCGCCTGACGGCCCGGCCGAAGGTGCACCAGATGGCGGGTACAATGCTACCCTGCCGGAAATGACCAGCGTTTACGTCGACTACAGTCTCGACAACCAGCAGGACGATCCGCGCGATCGAGCACAAACTCACATAGAGGGTCTGGACCAATGAGTAACCAACGGAAACTGAAGCCAGTCGAGGGACGCCTGGTGCGCCACCCTGGCGAGGACAAGCGCCCGCTCGATCCGCAAGGCGAAGTGGTCGAGTTCACCACCTACTGGCGCCGCAAGCTGAACGCCGGCGACGTCGTCGAAGTACCTGCCGAGCAACCGGCACCAGCAGCTAAAGGAGGCGCCAAGTAATGGCCATTTCGTTTGATACCATTCCGGGCCCGGGCACGCTCCGGCTGCCGGGCGTCTACAGCGAGATCGACAACAGCCAGGCGATCAGCGGCCCGCAGACCATCCAGTACCGCCGCCTGATCATCGGGCAGAAGCTCGCCGCCGGCACCGCCACCCCGCTGGTGCTGGACCGCGTCACCAGCCCTGAACAGGCTGACGCTCTGTACGGCCGTGGCTCGATGCTGGCGGGCATGGTCCGCGCGGCGCTGACCCAGGACTCGTACACCGAGCTGCAGGTCATGTCGGTCGAGGACGATGCTGCCGCCGCCGCTGCAACCGGTACCATCGTGTTCGGCGGTGCTGCTACCGCAGCCGGCACCATCAACCTGCTGATCGCGGGCCGTCGCGTGCGTGTCGGTGTCGCCTCTGGAGCCACCCCGGCGACCGTTGCCACCAACGTGGCCGCGGCCATCAACGCGAACCTCGACCTGCCGGTAACCGCCTCGGCCACCACCAACACCGTGACCATCACCGCCCGCAACAAGGGTGAGGCTGGCAACGGCATCGACGTGCGCCTGAACTACTACGTCGGCGAGGAAACGGCCGCAGGCATCACCGCCACCATCACCGCGATGGCCGGTGGCACCGCGAACCCAGACCTCGCCGATGCCATGGCCGCCCTGGGTGATAGCTGGCTGCACACCTGGGCCATCCCGTACACCGATGCCGCGAACCTGAGCATCGTCGAGGATGAACTGGCCAGCCGATTTGCCTGGGATCGCGAGATCGAGGGCCACGCGTTCACCGCGTTCGACGGCACCCAGGGCCAGCTCGGCACGCTGGGCGACAGCCGCAACAGTCCGCACCTGAACATCGTCATGGCGACCAATGAGCCGATGCCGGCCTACGAGAAGGCAGCCGAGACCATGGCAATCGGTGCCTACTACCTGTCGATCGACCCGGCACGCCCGGTCCAGACGCTGGAGTACAAGTGGTGTCTGCCGGCCGTAGAAGGCGATCGCCTGACCAATCAGGAGCGCAACCTGCTGCTGTTCGACGGTATCTCGACCACCTACGTGGATGCCGGCGGCGTCATGCGTACCGAGCGCCTGGTCACCACCTACAAGACCAGCGCGAACGGTGCCAGCGATGCGAGCTATCTAGACGTCGAGACCCTATTCACCCTGATGTTCATCCGTCACGACTGGCGCGACTACGTGAAACGCAAGTATCCTCGCCACAAGCTGGCAAGTGATGGCACCCGCTACGGCGAGGGCCAGGCCGTGGTCACCCCGAAGGTGATGAAGGCCGAGGCCGTGGTCAAAGCGCGCGAGTGGGAAGAACTGGCGCTGGTCGAGAACATCGACGCGTTCAAAGAGAACCTGATCAGCGAGCGCAACGCCAGCGACCCGAACCGACTGGACATGCTGCTGCCGCCTGACCTCGTCAACCAGCTGCGCATCGTGGCCAACAAAATCCAGTTCCGCCTGTAAGGGCGGAGCTGCACCCATACGGAGAACATCGACATGGCACGAAATCGAGTTGCTGGTCTCATCGCCCTCAAGATCGACGGCGATATCTACAAGGCGAAAGGCAACTTCACCTACAACCTGGGCAAGCCGAAGCGCGACGCGGTGGTCGGCGCCGACGCCGTGCACGGCTACAAGGAAGCGGTGCAGATCCCGTTCATCGAGGGCGAGATCACAGACACCAGCGAGCTGAGCCTAGAGGCGCTGGTAAACATCACCGACGCCACCGTAACCCTCGAACTGGGTAACGAGAAGGTCATCGCCCTGCGCCAGTCGTGGTTCGCAGGCGAGGGTACCGGCAACACCGAGGAGGGCAATATCGCCGTCCGCTTCGAAGGCATGAGTGCAGAGGAGATTCGATAAATGGCTGCAAAGGAACGGGTGCTTCAACTCAAAGAAGCCGTGCACATCGGCTCGGAAGAAATCACCGAGGTAACCATCAAGCGCAAGCTCAAGTACCTGCGCGGCTGCAGCGTGAAGGCTGGCTCTGATGGCGACGGTGGTGTGTCCATCAACTTCGACTTCGACACCCTGATCAACCTGGGCTCCAAGATGATCGGCCACCCGGTCTCCACCCTCGAGGAGTTCGACGAAGACGACCAGTCGGCAATCCTGCAGGAAGCGAACGATTTTTTGTTCAAGCACCTCGGGACTGGCAAAGCGCAGTAACCGTCATCGTCAAGGTGATGCACGTTCAGCCTTCCGAGGTCTGGGAGTTTGATTTGGAAGACCTCGAGTTCTGGCTCGAGCGTGTCGAGGAGTGGCTGGAATGGCAGAAAAAGGCTTCCCCCTAAACGTTGTCCTGAAAGCAATTGACAGGGTCAGCGGTCCGCTGAAAGGCATTGCCGGCCGCATCCAGGCGTTCGGCAATACCGTGTCGGCGGTGCGGGGGAAGTTCTCCGACCTCAGTGAGCGCAGCGGGCTGACCAACCTGACCGAGAAGGTTGTAGGCCTGGGCGGCGCATTGAAGGGTGTGGGGGATGGCGTCACTACCGCGGCGACGCGGATAGCGGGGCTGGCGGCAGCGACAGGTATCGCCTCGGGTGGTCTGGTGGTGATGGCCCAGGCCTATGCCGACGCCACCGGTGCCATCGGTGACACCGCCGAGCGCACCGGCATCAGCCGCGAGCGTTTCCAAGAACTGAGCTTCGCTGCCCAACTGAGCGGGTCGTCTGCCGAGACCCTGGGCGGTGCCCTGCAGAAGATGAACCTGGCGGTCGGCAAAGCGGCCGAGGGCTCTAAGGACCTGAAAGAGATGTTCGCGGGCCTGGGCATCCGTCTCAAGAACTCGAACGGCACCCTCAAGACAACCGACGAACTGTTCAACACGTTCGTCGACCGTATCTCGAAAATCAAAGACCCTTCGCTGCAGGCCCAGGCCGCGGTGAAGGTGTTCGGCAAGAGCGCCACCGAGCTGCTGCCGCTGATCCGTGGCGGTACCGCAGGCCTCGGCGAGATGGCCGACCAGGCGCGCAAGCTGGGCGTGGTCATCAGCGACGACGCCGTGCGCGAAGGCGAGGAGTTCGGCGACGTGCTGGACATGGTCAAGATGGCCATGGCAGGAGTGGGCAACACCGTCGCCGGCATTCTGGTCCCGCAGCTGAACAAGCTCGGCAACACGCTGATCGAGACGATCGTCAAGTACCGCCCGCAGATCGAGGCGTTCGCGACGGCCTTCGCCGAGAACCTGCCGGGCAACATCGAGCGCGTGACCAACTTCCTCAGCGACTTGTACAACGGCATCCAGCCGGTGGTTACCGCGGTCGACTGGCTGTCGGATAGCATCGGCGGCGCCAACGTGGTGCTCATTGCCCTGGGCCTGTACATCGGAGGGCCGCTGCTGGTCTCGCTGATCAGTCTCGGCACCTCGATCGTGTCCGTCGCCACGGCCATGAGCGGCCCGCTGATGTTCGCCCTCAAGGCCGCCGGTACCGGGTTCCTTACCCTGGGCAAGGCGATCCTGACCACGCCGCTCGGTTGGTTCCTGGCGGCCATCGCAGCCGTGGGCGCCGCGGCCTACATCATCTACGACAACTGGGAGCAGATCGGCGACTTCTTCACCGAGAAATGGGCGTCGGTGAAGGCAGCGTTCTCGGACGGCATCATCAACGGCATGGTCAAGGTGTGGCAGGAGTACAACCCGGCCACCTTGATGATGGAGGCCTTCAACGGCCTTATCAAATACCTGACCGGGTGGGACCTGGGAGCCATCCTGCGCGAGAAGATCACGGCCGCAGTCTCGGCCATCAGCTCGTCACTGCCGGACTGGGCCAAGAGCTTGCTGGGCATCGACGGTGCGGCGGTAACAGTGGCCGCGACGCAGCCCGCGCCAGGTCAGCCCGTGGCCAGCCTGGGCCAGCAGGCCGCCACCGCCGGCGGCGCCACTCCGGTTGGCCAGCGTGCGGCCGCCATCGGCCAGCAGGCGGCCCAGACGGCCCTGGCGCAGCAGCAGGCTGTGCGGGTCGAGGTCGACATCAAGAACGCCCCGCAAGGCACCCGCACCACCACCAGCGGCACCCCGGGCGCCAAGTTCGACACGAACATCGGCTACGCGATGGGCGCCCCGAACTAAGAGGAAATCCGCATGACGTGGAGAGACGAGCTGCGCCCCGCATCGTTCCGTGGCGCTGCTTTCAAGGTAGACAGCGCAGACAGCTCGCACGGCCGTCGCCAGGCGGTGCATGAGCACGCGCAGCGCGACGTGCCCTACACCGAGGACCTGGGGCGCAAGGCGCGCGAGTTCACGGTCGAGGGCCTGATCATAGGCGCCGACTACTTCGGACCCCGCGACGCCCTCATCGCCGCCTGCGAGACTGCCGGCCCGGGCATTCTGGTGCACCCGTACCGCGGCGAGATCAACGTCGTCTGCCGTGGCCTGGCGGTGCGCGAGAGCGCCAAGGACGGCGGCATGTGCATCGTGTCGATGACGTTCCTCGAGGCTGGCGAGGCCTCGTTCCCGAGTGCGTCCGTCGACAGCGTGAACGCCATCAGCAAGGCGGCGAACACGTTGACCGTGGACGCCGAGCAGGGGTTCATCGAGAAGTACGTGACCGATGGATTCCCTGCGTTCGTGCGTGACGCTGCCGCTGCTCAGCTCAAGGAAATTGCCGATTTTCTGGCAGACCCAGGCTTCAACCTGGCGGGCGAGCTTGAAGCCGCCAGCGACTTCTACTACTCGGTGCGGGAGCTAGCGGCCGACGCCTACGATTTAGTGATGGAGCCGGTGAAGCTGGCGCAGCGCGTTATCGGGGTGGTGACCAGCATCCGCTCGGCGTTCGGATCGTTCGCCAGCTTCCTCCCTAGCCTTAGTTCGTTGTCGGGCTTTGGTTTCGGATCCAGCAGCAGCTCCAGCAGCTCCAGCAGCTCCAGCAGCGGAGGGCCCACCGGCGCCAACTCGTACAAGGTGCTGACCAAGCTGATCGGCCAGGTGCAGGACCCGTACACCTGGCTCACGCAGACTCCAAGCCGTCAGCAGCAGTCAACTAACTACAACGCCTTGAACGAGCTGGTGCGCCAGGTGGCGATCGGCGAGTTGTCGAAGGAAGCCGTTGTGACCGACTTCGAGAGCATTCAGGACGCGACGAAGACCCGGAACGAGATCGTCGACCTGATCGACGTCGAGTCCGAGCGCACCCTCAACGACAACGCGTACATGGACCTGGGCAAGCTGCAGACCGAGGTGGTGCGCGGTATCCCGCCAGCAGGGCAGAGCCTGCCGCAACTCGTCAGCTACACGCCGAGGGCAACCGTGCCGTCGCTGCTGCTGGCCTATCAGGTCTATGGCGACGCCAGCAGGGCCGACGAGATAGCCCAGCGCAACAAGCCACGCCACCCTGGCTTCCTGCCTGGCGGTGATGCGCTAGAGGTGCTGGCTGATGGATGACCTACAGCTGCTGGTCAACGGCCAGATCTACGCCGGGTGGACGTCCCTGGGGGTTACCCGGGCAATGGACGCAGCCGCTGGCGCATTCACTGTCAGCCTGACTGAGCGCTGGGAAGGCCAGGAAGGCGCCGCCGCGCAGATCGAGCCATGGCCAATCCTTCCTGGCGATTCCTGCGAGGTGCGCCTGGGCGGCAAGGTGATGATCAACGGCTACGTCGACATCTTCAAACCGTCGTTCAGCGCCACTGATCACACGATCAACATCCAGGGCCGGGACAAGACGGCGGACTTGATCGACTGCTCGGCCATCCACAAACCAGACGAGTGGAAGAACATAACGGTCCTCAAGCTGGCGCAGATCCTGTGCGAGCCGTTCGGCATCAAGGCAAAAGCAGACGTCGACGTCGGCGCGCCGTTCCCCGTGGTTAAGCTGCAGCAGGGCGAAACGGCGTTCGAGGCGATCGAGCGCCACGCCCAGCAGCGCAAACTGCTGGCCATGCCGGACGGTGCTGGCGGACTGCTGCTGACCAGAACGGGCACCAGGCGCGCGTCGACCTCGCTCGAGCAGGGCGTGAACATCAAGACCGCGAACGGGTCCATCGACCACTCGCAGCGGTTCGATCAGTACCTCGTCAAAGGCCAGACGGCGTACAGCGAGGACACCGATGGCGAGACTGAATCGCACGTCGAGGGCCGGGTCACCGACAGCGGAATCAAGCGGTACCGGCCGATGCTCATCGTGGCCGAGGCAGACGGCAGCACCAACAGCGCGCTCGAACGAGCAACCTGGGAGGCGAACACCCGCCTCGGCAAGTCGGCGACCGCGCAGATAACCGTGCAGGGCTGGCGCCAGGTGCCGGGCGGCGAACTGTGGCTGCCGAACATGCTGGTCTACGTGCGGTCGCCATGGCTGCGCATGGACGGCGAGATGCTGATCCGTCAGGTGACGTTCAACCGCGACGGCGCGGATGGCAGCGAGGGCACCACCTGCCAGCTCGATATCTGCAGCCCGCAGGCCTACGCACCGGAACCGCCGGACAGCAAGAAGAATGGCGCCAAGAAGGGCAAGAAGGGAAAGAACGGCGGCCGCAACATTTGGGCCGAGGCGATCGGCGAGGAGGATCCACCGGAATGAACCAAGTAGCCCGCACCCTCAAGCAGGTGCAGCAGCGCGTGATGATGGCGATTGCCCGCGGCGTCGTGAAGGCGATCAGCGACGGTGGCAAGCGCCAGACGGTGCAGGTCGAGCTGCTCAAGGACGAGCTGCGAGACGGCGTGGAGCGCATGCAGAACTACGGCCTCACCTCGCACCCGCACCCGGGAGGCGACGCGGCCGTCGTGTTCGTCAACGGCAACCGCGAGCAGGGCATCGTGCTGGCATTCGAGAACAGGCAGTACCGCGTGGTCGGCCTACAGCAGGGGGAAGTGTGCCTCTATGATGATTTGGGTAATCGCGTGAGCCTGCTGCGCGAGATGGTGAAAATTGAGGCCGTCCAGCATTTAGAGGCGATCGCGCCTACCATGAAAATCGTGTCCGCTGTTACTATTGAGGGCAGCCTAACGGTGGATGGGCCGAGCACGTTAACTGGCGACATCGAGACCACTGGCACCATCACGAACAACGGCAAGAACATCGGCAGCACTCACCGCCACGGCGGCGGACCGGTACCAGACTGAGGACTGAAAATGGCAGACATCGCGCTGGTGATGGGGGAATACGGCGGCGACATCGTCATCGACGGCCTCGACCTTGCTCGCGACGACGGCCTCGAGACGTCGGTCGTCATCAGCCTGTTTACTGACCGACGAGCGACCCCCGACCTGATCCCCGCCGAGCTGCCGAAGGATGACCTGCGCGGCTACTGGGGCGACCTTGGCAACGAGCCGGGCGATCAGACAGGATCGCTGCTGTGGCTGCTCAAGCGCGAAAAACAGGTCGCCACCACACTCTCCAGGGCACGCCAGTATTGTCGCGACGCGTTGAAGTGGATGATCGACGACAAGGTATCGCCGCGCATTGAGGTCGCGACCAGCTACATCGCCACCGGATGGATGCTGATCGCGATCGATATCTACCGTCCCAACGGCGAACTAGTTCGCTACCGGTACAACTACGAATGGGCGGCTCAGGCCGCTAAGAGGGTGGCCTAATGCCGTTCGCGCGTCCCAGCCTGACGGAAATCATCGACCGCGTTATCGCGGACATCAGCAACCGGATCAGCGGCGTCGACAGTTCCGTCATGCGTCGTTCGCTGCTGGGCATCCTGGGCCGGGCAGAGGGCGGTGTCGCCCACCTGCTGTACGGTTACATCGACTGGGTAGCCCGCCAGGTAATCCCCGATACCGCGGAAAGCGAGTACCTCGAGCGCTGGGCGGCCATCTGGGCAATCACCCGCAAGCCGGCCGACTTCGCCGCCGGGTCTGTGACGTTCCCGGGCACCAACGGCAGCGTCATCCCCGCCGGGACCGTTGTGCAGCGCCAAGACGGCCTCCAGTACGAGGTGCTGACAGGCGCGACCATAGCATCGGGAACCGCCACCGTCAGCGTGCAGGCCCTGCTCGCCGGCGTCGATAGCAACCTGGCGGCCGGAAGCCGCGTAACCCTGCTGTCGCCGATCGCAGGCGTCCAAACGAATGGCACCGTCGCGGCAGGTGGCATCGCTGACGGCGTGGACGTGGAGAGCGACGACCGACTGCGCGAACGCCTGCTGCAGCGCATCCAGAACCCACCCCAGGGCGGCGCCACAGCAGACTATGTCCTGTGGGCGCTGGAAGTGCCTGGCGTTACCCGAGTGTGGGTCTACCCCATGCAGATGGGGGCTGGCACGGTGACCGTGCTGTTCGCCACCGACGACGACCCAGGCGGAATGATCCCAGACGCGGCCAAGGTCGCGGAAGTGCAGGCCCATATCGACGAGCTGCGCCCGGTGACCGCAGAGGTGTTCGTCGGCGCCCCGATTGCCGCCCCGATTAACCCGAGCATCGCCATCAGGCCGAACACCGCCGAAGTGCAGGCCGCGGTGATCGCAGAACTTGAGGACCTGCTGACGCGAGACGCCGTTCCAGGCGGAACCATCCTGATCAGCCGCATGCGCGAGGCGGTCAGTATCGCCGCCGGCGAGGAGAACAACGCGTTCATCTCGCCGACCGCCGACGTCACCAACGCCACCGGACACATCGCGACCCTCGGCACCGTCACCTTCTCCGGCCTGGGGACCTGACGCATGGCCAGGACAGCCGATGATTACAAGCAGCTGCTAAAGTCGCTGCTGCCGCCCGGCGAGGCATTCCCGCGCGACGTCGGGACGAACCTCGACGACCTGCTAGCGGCACTGGCCGAGGAGTGGGCCCGCATCGATGCCCGTGGCGACCAGCTGATCGTCGACGGCCTGCCGGCCACATCGAGCGAGCTGCTTTCGGATTGGGAGCGCGTGCTGGGGCTGCCGGACAAATGCGCCGGTACGCTTGAGACAACCATGCAGGGCCGTCGCAACGCAGCCGTATCGAAACTGACCAGCACCGGCGGCCAGTCGAAGGCGTACTTTATCGCCGTTGCCAAGGCCCTGGGCTACGAGATCACGATCAGCGAGTTTCGTCCGTTCCGCGCCGGGCTATCGCAGGCAGGCGACCCGCTCACGAACGGTGACTGGGTGTACACTTGGCGTGTCAATGCGCCCGAGACGACGATCATCGATTTTCGGGCTGGGCGATCCTCTGCCGGCGAGCCGCTGCGAACCTGGGGCAACGACACCCTGGAGTGCAAGATCAATCAGCTCAAGCCTGCCCACACGATCACGCTGTTCGGCTACGGCGCGCTGGAGGCAGAAGACCAATTCATGGCGGCCGACCGGCTGTTCTTCGCCGCCAACTACGTGATCCCTGGAGACTTGGAGACTTTATGAGCGACCCCGCAGACATCAATGACAGGCTCGAAGCCGCGGCGATAAAGGCCGAAGGAGCAAGCGAGATCATGCGCAGGGTGGCGAATGACCCGGCGGGCACCACCATACCTACCGAGTCGGGCGGCCTCCCTTCTATCGCCGAATGGTTCGAGCAGATTGGTGGCGGCATCGATACTGTGCCTGCGCGCGTTGACGCTCTTGAAGAGAGTGTCGCGCCTTTGACCGGGCCCAATAGTGCTGATGCCATTCAAAATGACGGATTGCCAATTTCCCAGACGCTTGACCGTGCAGGGGTGGAGAACGAATTTGCCTGGAGCAACGTAAAGCAGAACGAAGAGGACTATGCGCTTCTCGGTGCAAGCCTCGGCCCTGACATGGGAACTATTACCCGTGTTAATTTTGATTCTGCTGGAGTCCACGGGGCAGGCACCGTAGCCACCATGACCGGACCGGTTCCAGGGCCTGATCTGTTTGGGCATTACCTAGTCGAAATGCGCATAAGGACAACCGCCAGGGGGAGCGTAAACATAAAGCTCGGTGGGATTTCCCTGTGGCCAGACCACCCAGATGGCTACCCCTTCGTGGTGGGCGGGGTCACTACGAACGGCATTGAGAACAATCGCCCAATTGACGACGAAACCTATCAATTCGTTTATTTCACCTCCGGAACAAATTTCAGCGAAATCGTAGTATCCACCGATACTTCCTGGGCTGGCCAGCTGTATTACGTGAAGGTTTTCCCGGTTGTCCGGCCAACCAAGTTCTCGGTTGCCGGCATGGCCACAGGCGCAAACGGCCCGCATGCTCCGGCTGGCTTAAAGACGGGCGCCTATCTGAGTAATGACCTCGCCCTGGGCGATCCGAGGACTCTCGGCGTAAAGATGGACGATGGCAATCCGCTACCTGGTGCGCACAACCTGGCAGAAGGCGCCAACGTTCTGGCCAGCTGCTTATTTGGCGACCAGAATAGGGGCTCCGGCCCTTATGCGTTAATGTACAACAACACCAGCAACAACGACGCAAGCGGATATTCCGCACTGAAGATGAACACCAAGGGCCGAGAGAATACAGCTAACGGCTACAAATCCTTAACTTCTAACACCGTTGGCAGCCGATTAACCGCTTCAGGATTCCATTCCCTTTGGTTGCATATCGCCGGTGACTATTGCTCGGCAGGCGGATGGTGCGCGGGTCAGAATGACATTTATGGTTCGGCCAACAGCTACTGGGGCGCCAACTCTGGAGCCATGAACTCAGGCGGCACAAGCTGCACGTACACTGGCGCATTTGCTGGATACGGCACGGGTGTTGCTGTCGCCAACTACAACAATATCACCTGTACCGGTGCTGAATCCTGGGTGTATGGGGACGGCGGAACCGCTACCGGGGTGCAGGCTCGCATTGGAACTGCAGGCTCACCAGTTTTGAACGGCACGGCCAACGGATATCAGGCACGGGTTCTTTCCGACCTTGGGACGGCGAACGGCTACATGGCGCTGGCCCAAGGCGTGCGCAGTACCGCGAACGGTGAGGAATCAAAGGCTATTGGGCAACAGAGTGTCGCTGACGGTGCGCTGGCTGAGGCTAACGGAGACTACACCGTATCTAGTGGCGCCCAGGCAGGAGTCGGTAACACGGGTACTCGCAATACCTTTACTGGGCCAAGCGCCGGGGCGATGGCTAACAACTATTCGAATGTTAGCTGTGTCGGCAGTTTCTCCGTCACCACGGGGAGCAACCAGGTTCAGCTCGGCGATTCGGCCACCACCACCTATGTCTATGGCACTGTGCAGAACCGCTCAGACGCCAGAGATAAGGCCGATATAGAAGACACTGAATTAGGTATCGAGTTTATCCAAGGGCTGCGGGCCGTTCAGGGCAGATGGGATATACGAGAGGACTACCGCGACCGGAACGAGGATGGCACGTTCACTGAGTTGGAGCGGGACGGGAGCAGAAAACGCACCCGGCTCCACCAGTGGTTCATCGCGCAAGAAGTGGCCGAGCTGTGCGAACGGCTGGGCGTTGACTTCGGCGGCCTGCAGCATCACGCCCATAATGGCGGTGACGATGTCTTTTCCCTGGGGTACGATGAGTTCATTCCGCCAATCGTCAAGTCATTGCAGCAATGCTGGTCGCGCCTGGACGACCTCGAGGCGAGAATCGCCGCACTCGAGACGAAAGACACCAACTCTTAAGGGGCCACTTATGTACCGAATTGATGTTCCGTCCGCGACCCCGGACCATATGTTCACCGATGGCAGCCCAGCAGGCGGTGTGCCGGCCACGACCGTGCCCGCGGACTGGCTGAACGAGATCCAAGAGGAGCTGATGAGCATCCTCACGGCCGCTGGCGTCACGCCTGTGAAGGGTGATCGCGATCAGGTGCTTACGGCTCTGGGCAAAGCTCTGGGCACTCTTCCAGAGTTCGCCTGGTCCGATGGTGAAAACGGCTATGAGAAATCCCCTTCTGGGGCAATTCGCCAGTTTGGACAGACCAATATCCCAGGGGGCGCTGGCGGCGTGATCATAACAATGCCAATTCCATTCCAGGTTGCTGGGCGCAGCATGCAATTTCTTTGGAGGCAGAGCGGGCAAAATCCAACAAACGTGACATTCATGGGCCAGTGGATTTCAACTACGCAATTCCAAGTATGGGCTAGCGCTGCGAGTGGTACGTTCGGAGTCTACTGGGAAGCTGTAGGTCGCTGACAATACAAAAAGTCAACCCTAAGATCCCTGAATACCCCGCCAAGTGCGGGGTTTTTACTATCTGCCCCAGGTAAGCAAACAACCAAGAGGGCAGCACAATGCACCGTATCGACGGCCCAGGGGCCACCACCGAAAACCTGTTCACTGAAGGCGATCCGATCAATGGCGTGCCGGCCACCACGGTCACCGGCGCATGGCTCAACGCCGTGCAGGAAGAAATCGCGAACGCGGTCGAGGAATCCGGCCTGGTGCTGGACAAACCGACCAACGACCAGCTCGCCCAGGCGATCAACATCATCGCCGCCCGCCACACCGGGTGGAACACCGGCGATGTGAAGCTGACGCTCAAGGGAACCGCCGACGCCGGCTGGATCCTGGCCAACGACGGCACCATCGGAAAGACCGGGAGCGCGGCCACCGCGCGCGCCAACGACGACTGCGAGGCGCTGTACACGCTGATCTGGAACGGGGTGAACAACACGCACGCGCCGGTGACTGGTGGCCGCGGTGCGAGTGCCGCTGCTGACTGGGCTGCTGGTAAACCGATCGCGCTGACCAAGATGCTCGGCCGATCCCTGGCCGTCGCCGGCAGCGGATCCAGCCTGACCGCCCGCCTGCTCGGCGAGGCACTGGGCGCCGAGACGCACACGCTGACGCCCGCGCAGATGCCAGTGCACGCACACGGCATCAACGACCCGACCCACGCGCACAGCGTCTACGACCCGACGCACACTCACGGCGTGTATGACCCTGGTCACTCCCACAGCTACAACCGAGTGTTCACGTCGAACGGCCAGGGCTCCGACATCGGTACCGCGAACAACCACGCTGCGACGACCACCGGAGCCAGCGCAACCGGTATCAGCCTGTACGGCGCCGGCACCGGGATCGGCATCTACGCCGCTGCCACGGGCATCAGCATCCAGAGCGCAGGCGGCGGCGCTGCACACAACATCATGCAGCCGACGAGCTACCTGAACGTAATGATCAAACTCTGATCTACTGTTCTGCACCAGCAACTCACGCGCGTTCATCCGAGCGCGCGTGAACCCAACTTGAGGCAATGTTATCCTTCGTCCAGACTGAGCAACTGGCAATATGCAATCAGCAAGTAAACCGGGCCATAGGACGATGAGAATGCCTGAAAAAGACCCCCACCTTTGGGCTGCGATCTGGGACGCTCTCGGCAGCCCATCCTGGCAAGGAGCGATCATGGCGATCATAATTTCCGCCCTGCGCGTGCTGTACGACGCGAAGGAGACCAGCAAGATTCGCATCCTCCTCGAGTCCCTCATCTGCGGCGGACTCAGTCTGTCGGCAAGCAGTGTGATCGAGTGGATGAACTGGCCGTCGAGCCTATCAGTCGCTGCCGGCGGCGCCATCGGCTTCATCGGTGTGACAGCCATCCGCGAGCTGATCCTCAAGTTCCTCGGCAAGAAGGTGGACGCAGCATGAGACTTTCCCGAAACGGCATCGCTGTCGGCCACTACTTCGAGAGCTGCAAGCTCGTCGCCTACCCTGACCCTGGCAGCCGCAACGGCGAGCCATGGACGATCGGCTGGGGCCACACTGGACCCGAGGTGCACAAGGGTCTGGTCTGGACGCAGCAGCAGGCCGACGCGCAGTTCCTCGTCGACGTCGCCAAGTTCGAGCGCGGCGTCGAGCGCCTGGTCACGGTGCCGCTCACCCAGGGCCAGTTCGATGCCCTGGTGCTGTTCGCGTTCAACGTCGGGCTCGACATCGACGACGACAAGATCGCCGAGGGCCTGGGCGACAGTACGCTGCTGCGCAAGCTCAATGCCGGCGACTACGAGGGCGCCGCGCTGGAGTTCCGCAAGTGGAACAAGAACGACGGCAAGGTCATGCGCGGGCTGACGCGCCGGCGCGCCGCCGAGGAGTGCCTGTTCCGCGGCATGGGCGGTGCCGAGTCTATCGCGAAGGGAGTGAAGGCAGCATGAACCTGCTGAGATCGTTGGCCCTGGCTGCGGTGGTCACGCTGGTCGGCCTGCTGCTGGTGGGCATCCAGCAGTACCGCATCCAGACCGTGCGGGCCGAGGCCGCCGCATACGCCGCCGAGGTAGAGGTGCAGAGGAAGGCCAAGCAGGATGCCGTCGACGCCAACCTCGTCAGCCAGGCGACGATCTCGACGCTGCAGCAGGAACTCGAACGCAACCGGCAGTACGCCGCCGACCTGGCGGACCGCATAAAGGTAAGCGAGGGCAAAGCCGAGAAGGCGAGGAAGGACTATGAAAACCTCAAGAGGAACAGCAAGCCTGTTCGTGATTGGGCTGCTCAGCCTTTGCCTGACGGCCTGCGCGGGAAAGCCGCAAAGCCCGCAGGTAGTAACAAAGACAACCGCAATTCGCCTCGAGGGGCCTGAGATGGTGCCGTGCAAGCGGGTCAGTGATCAAGAGAACGCCGGCCTGCAGACGAACGACGACCTCTGGCAGCTCAAGGAACGCGCAATCAAACTGCTGGATACCTGCGCCGATCAGGTCGACGCCAGGATCAAGCGTGGAAAGGGTCAATAAACGGAAGCCTGCAGACTATGTCCAGTGCGCATGTGGTTCCGCTGCAAAACGGTGAGCACGTCGTCGACGTGTTCGGGCAGATCGACGGGTACCATGTGCTCACGTTCGTCTATGGCACGCTGCCAACGGCCGGCAAGATTGCCGTGTTCGCCCGATACCTGGGGCTCGGCTGGGCCCCCGTGAATGAGGCGGCCACCCTCGACATGACCAGCACCAAGACAGCGGTGGCCGTTGGCCCGGTCGACGCCTACCGCTTCGTGATAAGCGGGCTGGTGGACGGTGCTGACCTCACGGTGCACGTCACCGATCTGGCCGAGTGGCCTGGGCCTGGCATGCCGGCCGGACTGTTCGAGGGCACCAGGGCGATCACGGTGCAGCCGTACACCGAGGCGAACGTGAAGAACGGCGTGCAGTTCAACCTGCGGGCCGTGTGGCCGATCGGCGACGTAATCCCCAGCCTGGCCTCGCGCAAGATATGGGTTAAGACCAACGCCAAGACGGTGCTGGTCAAGCTGCGCGAGCTGCAGTACCTGGCCGAGGAGTTGAAGATCGAGCTGTTCAGGGCGCCGACCGGTGTGACTGGCGGTACCGACCTGTCGATCCACAACTACAACGGCGTGAGCCCGGTGGCCACCACGGTCCAGGCGAAGAAGAACGTCACCATCGCCAACAATGGGGTGCAGTTCGACAACGGTGACCCGGAATACTTCTTCGGCTCCAGCAATGCCCCGCAGCGCCAGACGTCATCCATCCCCCAGGGTCGTGAGCGGGTGCTGCCGGCCAATACCGAGTTTGCGGTCGTCATCACAAACACCGGTACCGGTGACGCCCGCGTGCAATACTTCCTCGATTGGTACGAGGGAGGAACGGACCTGCCGGTAAATTGATCCACCCGGAGCCAAGGACGGCACTCTTGCCCCGCCTCACACGCGGGGCTTTTTTATGCGCGTGCCGTCGTCGGTGATCACCAGTTCATCACGACGGCGCCCGGTTCGTGGTACCCGTGCTTCGCCAATCTCGCCGGCGCATGCCTGGGCCAGCACGGACAGTAGCAGGATCATGCGCAGGGACGGCGCCAGGATGCCGGTGACGAATGCGCGGGTGATGAGGTGCGCGCGGTTCGAGGCGCTCAGCTTTGCGGCCGCGCTGGCGATGTGTGCGTTTGTGGTGGCTTCGGTGATGCCGAGGATGGTGCCTGCTTCCCAAGCTGTTTTACCCTCGGCCACCCACAGCAGCGCCTCCCCCTCTCGCTGCGTGAGCGGGCCGAGGTCCTTGATGATGACCTCGCGCCCATGCACGGTTGTTCCCTATCCGGTCTACGCCGGCGTCAGTTGTTGTTAGACCAATTGCCCCTTGCAGATCTCGATCGCCTGTTGCTCGGTGAACCCCTGCTCGACGAGGGCCAGGTACTGAGCACGGCGGATCTGCGCCAGCAGCCGTACATGCTCGATCGCGGCCGGCATGTTGCGGCGCATCTCCTCGACCGCGGCCATCGACTTGTCCTTGTCTGGCATGGTCAACAGCTTGAAGTCTGGGGCCGGCTGCGCAGATGGAGCCGATGCCTTGCACGCCTTCGAGCAGAACCGCCCCCAGCCTCTTTTAACGTCCGAGGCCCTGGCCTTGAACACCTTCCCGCAGGTGCAGGTCACATCCGTCATTGCTGCCATCACATCACCTCGATTGCATCCAGAAGCCAGAGTCGACTGCCGCGTTCTCGCCGTGCTCGTCGATCAACTCGGCAAGCAGCTGGTGGAGCACGGTCTGCGCCTGCTGGCGCGTCATGCGATTGTTTGCCCGCCAGATGCGGGTGTCCTTCACGCCACCAGGCAGGACGAGCCAGATCTCGCCGTGCCAGATGACGGGCTTCTTCGGTACGCTGCGCGAATTATCGACGACAGGCACGCGCATGCCGTTCCGCCAGTGCACGCGGCTCAAAACGGCAACTCCCAGTCGAAACCGCACTTGCTGCAGGTGGTGGTTCCCCAGGCAGTTCTTGGTCCTTCACCGTCACATTTGTGGCCGTCGTTCGGTGGCGACGGGTAGAAAGGGAAGATCTCATCGGGCTCGGCCACAGGTGATGGCTGTTCTGGCGCCTGCTCTGGCTCAGCGGACTCGATGATGGCCTCGGCGGACGTTGCCATGCCGTGATCGAACCCGGCCTCGAAGTATGCCAGGTAGGTGCGCGTGTGCTGGTGGAAGTACTGCCCATCGGCGCCACGCACCAGGGCGTCGCGGGTGATAGGCGAATTCGGGTCGCGGTCGCGCAGGTAGAACCGCTCGAATGCTTGCTCAAGTGGGGTCATGGCAGGAACCTCGCGATCTCAACGGCAGATCGGAAGATGGCCATGCGGATCGCCGGCATCAGGCCCTGAACGTCGGGGCCCTCACTGAACCGCACAAACCGAGCCTTGCCCGGGTGGAAGAACACGGCCGCCGGTTTCTGGCCAGCCAGGTCCAGGCCGATCAGCAGGGCGCCGGCCAGACGCAGGGCTTCGCCATCGTGCAGGCGCGGGTCCCATTCATTCGACAGGTGGTCAAAGGCCTTGCCCGACTCGGCGTCGAACTCGACGTCAAGTCCGGCGACCTTTGCGGCCTTTGCCGCTAGCATGAGGTCGTTCATGGCGCCTCCTGCTTGCGATAGCCGGCGTCAAGGATCACTTTCGCCAGGGTCATGTAGCAATCTTTGCTACGGTCGCGGTGCCCGGTCATAACCTCGGCCAAGTCAGCAGCATCGGCTTCGTAATTTTCCGCCGCAATCTGCTCTGGCGTGCGGGCGGCGCGGAACTGCACGGCATGGATGTAGGCGGTGCACAGTCCGTTGATCTGGCTTTCACCTTCCCAGTCCCAGACAATCACATTTCGGGAAGCGAACTTGATCTCAGCTATGTGCCAATCGCTGCCGGCGGCTGTCATGCGCAGTTCACACACAGTTCCGGCAGGCGGCAGACCCTCGCCGTCCCATTCCGGCTGCTTCGGCGCAAGCAGCATTTCCTTGAGCTTTAGGTCATGCGCGTTGTCCAGGCTGGTCCGAGCGTACTGCCGGATGCCGTCGACGGTCGTCAACTCTCCGGTGTTGGCGATGCTATCCATCGCCATGAGGAGGAAGTCACCGTAACTCATTGCGCACCCCCGTCGTGCTGGAGCAGAACCGGTTTACGGGCGGCCAGGATGGCAGCAAAAGAGCCTTCTTCGGCGCGCTGGAATGCTTCGCGCAAAGGCATGAACCCGGCCTCGCGCAGACGACGGGTATCGATGACCTCGACGCGCTCTCGGCGGGCCTCGATGTGGCTTTCACGGGTGACGGCGTTGTCGGGGTGGAGCACCCAGCGGGTGCCGAGTTGCTCGATCGAGCACTGGACGCGTGCGGCGTTGCGCAGGCGCTCGGCGGCGATGTAGGCGTCGGTCATCGGTTCTGTGTGTCGAGACATGATCCTTTCCTCTGGTGTGGGTGGTTGGGCGCCGAAGCGCCCGGTGAAGCGTCAGGCCGCTGCGTAGTGCGGCTGGGTGTTGCGGGCGTAGTGCCGGATCAGCAGTGCGGCGATCAGGATGCCGCCGGCGATGGCAACGGCAACCAGCAGGATCACCATGGCGACCTTGCGTTCATCCTTATCGCCGCTGAACAGTTCGCCTACCTGATCGAAGGCGTCGGGCACGTTGCTGGCTGCGCTGTACAGGTTGTAGCCCGAGGCCATGGTATTCCACGCTGCGGCGCCCATGCTGGCGATGCTGCGCTCGCGCCATGCCTGAATCAGCGAGTGCACGGTGATGATCAGCCCGGTGCCAATGGCAGGGAAGATCACCAGCAGGTACCAGAGGCTCGACGCTGCGTTCGCGTATTCCAGCGGCAGGTGACCCGTGGCGTAGCCGGCGAACACCAGAACCAGCATGATCACCGAGCTGAACCCGACTGCGGCCTGGACGGCACCGCACCACGCGAGCACGCGCATGAACCCGCCCACTGCCTTGGTCTCGTTCCAGATGCCGCCGACGACGCGGCAGTTCCACCAGCTGATGACCAGGTTCAGCAGTACCAGGGCGATGATGATGAGTGATGTCACATTGTTTTCCTTCTTGGTTGGGGTGCCGACCAAACCGGGCCGGCTTCGGGATCGGCGCGAGGCGCCTATTACTCGTCTTCGTCCTCGTCATCCTTCGGTTCGAGGATCGCCAAAAACTCGTTGTCTGTAGGAAGTGCGGCGAGGTCGAAGGTATGGACGTGCTTGACCGGGTAGTAGCCGCGCTCGGACTCGACCGCCACGACGTGCTCATGGTTGATCCACGGGCAGGCTGCCAGGAAGGCCTGCAGGTGGAGACGGCTCGGGGCGAGGATCGGGATGTTCTTCATAGTGCATACTCCACTGGGCCGACTGGCGGCGGTGTGTTGTCGTTACTGACTTCGCCAGGAAGCGGCTGCAGGCCGTCGTTGAATGCCCGGCGGATACTCTCGAGGTTCGAGCGCAGGCGCTTGACCTCGTCGTCGTTGAGCAGGCGCCAGCGAGCGTCGTGGACCGCATCGGCCAGCTGCGAGGCCGTGGCGTCCTCACCCAGGCCCAGGGCCTGGGCCAGCGACAGGAACTCGCGGTCGAGCCGGTCCTGGCCTTGCCTGGCGAACTCGATGGCGTTCCTGAGCTGGCGCTGGGTGCCGGCCTCGATCTCGCGAGCCTGCTCATGCGCCCGCTCGATTGCGACCTCGATAGATGCCTCGGCACTCCCCAGGTTTGAGAGCAGCTGCCCAATGCGGTCGCCGTGGCGTTTCCGCACCGCTTGGGCCGCCTGCCAGTGATTGACGGCGCGAGAGCGCGGCTCGGCCGTACGCTGGCGAGCCACCTCCCGCCCGATGCCGTCGATCACCAGCTTGACCCAGGCCTCATGGGGCAGGGTCTCCAGGCGCTGGAGGGTCGGGTTCTTGACCGTCCGCCAGATTTCGTCATGGCGGACGATCAGCCCGCACCCGGCCGGGACGTCCTCTTTCTTGATCAGCCCGGCGGGCACGGCGAACACCACCGCGCTGCAGTACTTGAGGTACCGCTGCCACTTGCCGCTGGTGATATCGCTGCGGAAGTCCGAGACCGAGACCTTGACCTCGTAGACCACCGGCACGAACCGGGAATAGCTCTTGCGGATGGTGTAGACGTCTGGCCGGGCGCTGCCCGCGGGCCCGAGCTGCATATCCTCCCAGGCGATGATCTCGGTGTTGCGGCGCATGTGTTCCGCCAGGTCGTGAGCCAGCTCGTCGTGGCCCCAGCGTTTCGTCTCAGCCATGAGTCACAACCTCCCATACGTCGGCGTTTTGCAGGTCCTCGAGGCGCACCAGGCGGCGGCCTCCCATGATGCCGGACAAGGACGCAGTCGTGGCCGACACGGTGTCGACCACGAACGTGCGGCCTGTCGGGCGGTGACGCACCGTGGTGCGCCCGGCGACAGGCCTGTTCATTACTGAATCACCTCGCGGTGGCCGTTGCTGTTGGCCGCGGTGAGCACGCCCTCGGCCTCCATGCGCTCGACCATGCGGGCAGCCCGGTTGTATCCGATCTTGAGCTGACGCTGGATGCCGCTGATGGTCGGGCTGCAGGCGCCGGCGCGCAGGTAGCGCACGCCATGGGCGTACAGCGGATCATCCTCGGGGTCGAAGTCCTCGTCGTCGGACAGCGCGCGCTGGTCCTCCTCGCCCTCGACGTCATCCATGCCGGCGGCGAACTGCTCGGACGGCATGATGCACACCAGCACCTGCTCACCGACGTTGTCGGCCAGGTCGAGGCGGTGGATGTTGGATTTCGACAGGCCGAGCGTGGCCTTGATGGCGCCCTTAAACGTGACCTGCTCCAGGGTGGCCACGACGGTCACGCGGTCCTCTGCGGCGATCAGGGCCACGGCCTGCTGCACGTTGGTCTTCACGCGTTCGCGCAGGCGGTCGATTACTTCGTTCTGCTCGTCCTTTGACATCATCGGCCAGACCTTCGGCAGGGCCTTGATCTCGTCGAGCAGGGCGCCCAGCAGGTCGACGCCTACGGTCTCGGCGGCGTGGATGCGCGGGAAGTCGCCCAGGGTTTCTAGGTCATTGAACATGGTTGTCTCCATGGTTGTCGTTTTGGGATTAGTGAGTCGGCGCTGGCGCTTCGGAAGGCAGGCCGATCAGTTTATTGAGGTCCTCGGTGCGGATCGCCGGGAAGTTCACCACCGCGGCCTCGGAGGTCTCAGGGATCAGCTCGGCGGCCTCCGGCCAAACTTCCAGCAGGCGCTTAACGGTGTTGACCTTCGATACAGCTGCAGCCACTTGGGCGCGTATCAACTTCCTCCTGTCGTCCAAGGCCTTCTTCTCGTCCTCGATTGCGTAGAACTCCGCGACAACTGGGTGGCCCTGCTCGAACACGAACTGTCCATCAGGAGAGAATCGGGCCTCATGGTCACCGTTGGAATCGTGGAAGTAACGGCGCAGGGTGATGCCTGCCAGGTTCACTCGAAGTGAGGTTTTGCGAACGATCAGGTGCTTGCGATCCGACTCGGCATAGCTGCCGGCCTCGGCGAACAACTTCTTGTGCTTCGCGTCGAGCAGCATGAGGCGAGCGTAGTTATCCTCCCCGCCCATGGCCGCGATGCGCATGGCCTCGGTGAGAGCTTCGTCACGCGCAGCCAGATCGGCCTTTGCCTTGTTGATGCCAGCCTTCTCTACGGCTTTGTTCTGCATGCCCTCGATCAGGGCTTTACTGATTCTGGTCATCGGGTGTTTTCCTTCTTCGTTATTGGGGCTTGGCCCGGTAGTTAATTCAGGTGATACCCGCCGCACTCGGTGCAGCGCTTGGGGATGCGCTGGACTTTCTGCCGGCGCCATATCGCATCGGCGGCAGCATGGGCGCCGAACAGGTTATTGAACCGCTTGCGCGGGTGGCACGCCGGCTTCTCGGCCGTCATGGCTTGCGCTCCAGGGAGGAGCGGGCTTGCCAGCCTGCCCACTTGCCATTCTTTCCAAGAGAGCCAGCGCCGTAGTCATTGCCCTTGCGGGATTGCTTCATGGATTCAGCGGTAAGAGGCTTGGTTGGCTTGTACAGGTCGTTAAACCAGTCTGCATACCACGCCTCAAACGCCGCCCGCTCATCGATCTCAACCGGCGCGCTAGGCTCTGCGCTGGCTGGCTTGCACTTGCTGCACTTGCCGCACTCGGTTCCCCATTCGTTGGGGCCGTAACACGGCCGGCCAGCCGAAACGTTGCGAATTTCCTCTGCCAGATCTTCGGCACCGTGCTGCACAAGGTCTGGCGTGTTGCTGAGGTATGGCAATGTGCGGGCCAGCAGCGCATCCCGCTCGGCCAGCTTGTCGTTCAGCTGCTCGATCACTGACAGGTTCTTGATTCCGTGGCTGCGAGACTGGAAATCATCCACCCTGCGGCGCAGGTCGTCACGCTCCTCACGCACCTCGCGAAGCTCTTTGCCGATCCGTTCGACCTCGGCCGTGTCCGCCCCGATTCGGTGATTCAGCTCTTGCGCAAAGGCTGCGCACCAGTTGGTTGTTCCGCGCAGATGATTGGCAGGCCCAAATGATGCGAATTGATAAGCCCCCAATACCTGTTCGGCATTGATCACTGGCGCCACCGGATCGCCCTGGTGCTGCTCGGCTGGCTTGATCGTAACCGGAACTGGGGTGCGTGCTTTGCCGGCGCCAAAGCGGCCAGGGCAATCAGGCGCGTGACGCTCAGGTTCTGCGCTGAATCCTGCCGGGCAGTTGCAGAAGGTGAACCGGCTCATGGCTGCACCTCGACCGCTGGCTCTGGGTAGTTGTCAGGCTCCTCGAAGATGACGGGGCGAGGCGCATAATCGGCGGCCTTCACCAGCGTGCGCCCGAATTCCAGCGCCGGCACGCGCTCGGCACGACCACCGTTAACGCCGTCGTCGAACTCATGGAGCATGCCGGCCAGAGCCTGCTCCAGATTGGCGATGCGCACACGCAGGGCGCCATTCGACTCTGTGAGGTCTCGCACGCGCTCGGTCGACAGGTTGAGCTGGGTTAGCAGGTCGTCGGCCTTCTGCTCGATATCGGTGAGGCGAACGTGCAGTTGATCGCGCTCGGCGGTGACGCGGTCGAATTCCTTGGCCAAGACAACGTCTTCATTGCCATATCCGTGTGGACCAACTGGCCACAGCACTTTTAAGCGTTTAACGTCCACCTTCCTTTCCTTGCCCGGTCGCGCCGGGTCGTCTCGTTGATCAGAACACCCACCGGTTCGGGCCGCTCGGGCGCACGATTGGTGGCCTTGGTGCGGGCCTGCAGGTGCGGGCCTGGAATTTGTCGGCTGCCTGCATGCCGATGCTGAGCGAACACAACGCGATCAGCAGTAAGTCGAGAGGTCGCATAGTCGTCCCTGCGTCATTAACTGTTGCGCGAAGTATTGCGCAAGTATTCGCGCAACGCAACTATTTCAACGCCATTCGATTGCGGTACGCCCGCACCCAGGCGGCCAGCTGCTCGCCCTTGATGGTGTCGAGGTCAGTACCCGCACGGCGGTGGAACTGGATCTGCTCGCAGAAGATGCGAGCGTGTGCCCTGGCCAGGTCGCGGAAGTTCGCGGGCATCCTGGCCAGGATCGGCGCCGGGTCCTCGCCGCGCACCCAGGCGTCGACGAGGTCCACGGCATAGTGGCGAGGGCGCTTGTCGGAATTCTTCATGGCATGTCCGGCCAGTAGCGGTTGGATTTTTTCAGGTTCTCGACCTGGGTCAGGATCTGCATGTTGGACTCGCAGTGCAGCCCGCAGACCAATTCGGACTTGAGTGGCACGATGTGGTCGACCTGATGCTTGATGCCGGTCACCTTCGTGAGGCGCGCGGCTTCGGCGAACAGAGCCTTGATGGCATTGTGGTCAGCCCATCCAGGCGTAGCCATGCGTTTGCTCGCACGCCTGAGCGATGATTCCTGCGCGGACTTCTGTGGGTTGTTCGCCTTCCATTCGCGCCAGTTCTTGCGCTTCCTGTCCGGGTTGCTTGCACGCCACAGCCTGTCGATTTGCTGCTTTCGTTTAGGGTTACGCTCCCGCCATTCCCGCATGCTTTCGAGACGCCGATCACGAACAGCCGGGTACCGTTCCTTACTTGATGCCAGGGCGCGCTCGGTGTTGTCCTTGTACCATGCAGACGAACGGGCCTTCGCACATGGCTTGCAGGACGAGCTGACACCGAGCCTCTTGGTCTTGTCCTTGTGGTAGTCCGCGAGCGGCTTTGACAGGCCGCACGCAGAGCAGGTTTTCAGTTCGGTCATAAGTTACCGTCAGCAGCGTCTGCCGTAGTTGCTGGTGCTTTCCACTGTCCTGGCTTTCTCCCAGGCCAGCACCTCGCTCATCAAGTAAAGTATCCGGCCTCCGATCTTGGTGAACTTCGGGCCGTTGCCGGTGCAGCGCCAGTTGGCGAGCGTGCGGATGGCGATGCGGCCGTGGTAGCGGGCCGACAGTTCCTCGGGGGTCAGGTACGGATTGTTGTCGTTCGACGGTGTCACGATAGCTCGCGGGGTTGCGGCCGGCGTCCTTGCCGGCCTGGGTGGTTAGTTCTTCTTGTCGAGCCCGACAGGGCACGGGTCAGCCACGCAATTCGGGCAGTAGCGGAACGGTGCTGCGTGCGGGCAATCACGCTCCTCCTTAACTTGCTCGATCTGCGCTGGCTTATCCAAAGCGGCGCGAACCAAGCAATCCTTGGCCTCGAGCAGCTTGCGCAGGCCTGCGCTTTTCTCGGGGCTATCCGGCAGGCTTTCGTTCATCTGCTGAGCCAACTCGCCGATCGGGCGGCTGACTTCCTGCAGGTGCGGCGGCAGGTGGGCGAACTCGAAGTATTTCATGATGGAGTTTTGCATCGGGTGTTACCTCTCGTTATTGGGCGCCGATGGGCGCCAGGACGGATTCATTCAGCCAGTACGACGCGCCCAGACCAGCGCCCGCCAGGTTCGGCACGTCCTCGGCCTTGTTCATCGTCATGCAGACCAGAGAGCGCATGCCGGTGCTGTTCAGCAGCTTGAACAGGCCGTTACGCCCGCCGCGGTCGAGGATGTCCGCGGCGTCGACGATCACTAAGTCGCTGCCGTCGAGGTCGGCGATCGCCACCTGCAGCACAGTGCGCACTCGGAACTTCTCTGACTCCGACAGCAGGATGTACGGACGATCACCAAGGCTGGCCGCCAGTTCGCCGTCCAGCTTCACCGCAGGCCACCCAGCAGCACCGGAAAGGCGCTCAAGCATGCCGTTGAACTCGGCCATCTTGTCGGCCAGCACGCGCTGGCGCAGGCCATCGGGCGCCAGCTCGGCGAGAATCCCCATGTTGGTGATGATCTGTTCGTGCAGCTTGAGGGCATCGTCCTCGGCCTTGATCGCGGCCTTGCAACGCACGACCTGCTCGTCGGCGCGCTCGGCATAGGCCCTGGCCTCGGCAACGTCGTCGGCGGTGACGCTGCCGCGCGGCATGGCGTCGAGTTGCTGGGCCGCTGCGCTGCCTTCCTGCTGCTGACGGCGCAACACGCCGATCTCTTGCGACAGCTGCGATGTGGCCTGGCGGGCGGTCTCGTACTCGTTGGTCTTGTCGGTGATGGCCTTGACGCGAGCGGCGTTCTCCTCGTCGCTGATGCCAGTGGCGGGCGGTCGGACCTCGGTGCGCGACACGATCACCAGATGGCCCTTGCAGTGCGGGCACTCGACGTAGGACTCGCCGTTCTCGGGGCGAGGGAGCGCGTTCAATTCCTGGGCGATCTTGTCCTGGGTGGCCTGCAGATCGGCCAGCTGCTGCTCGGCACCCGCCAGGGCCTCGGCGGCACGCAGGCCGGCGGCGGCCTTCTCGCTGAGCCGGTCGATCTCGGCCTGAGCGGCACCCTGGCCACTGATGGCCTTCTCGAGTTCGGCCTTGGCGCTGGCGGCCTCGGCCTCGAGGTCCTCCAGCTCGACGTCATCTGCCAGGGTGGCGAAGAATGCCGGCTGCCACTCTGCGCCCTTGGTGGTCCCGTAGCGCTCGCCGGTGACGTGCTCCCATGCGCCCTTGGCCTTGGCACCGCGTTCCTGCGAGCGCTTGTGCGCAGCGTCCCAGCCATCTGCCTGGATGACGCCCCAGATCGCCTGCAGCATCTCTGGCGATACCTTCGGCAGGGCGGCCTGCAGCTGCTCGAACGTCGGCATGGCCTCCATCGCGCGGATCAGCAGCGCCGACGCATCCTTCGGCTTCATGGCCACCAGGCTGGTGATGCCGGCAGCGATGTCGCTGGCCCAGGGCGGCGTGCCCTCGGTGCTGACACTGGCGCCCGGCCAGTTGGCTGTGGCGTTGCCGGTGTCGTCACCGACCACGCAGCGCCCGCGCTTCTGGCCATCGCGCAGCAGCTGCCCGGCGGCGTTCTTGGCAATGCCGTCGATCGGCGCTGCGTTCTGGGTGACAGCAGCGGCCACCGCCTGGGCAATGGAAGACTTGCCCGCACCGTTGATGCCGGCGACCAGAGCGATAGGCGACAGCGCGAGGTCGGCCTGGGACACACCGCGGTAGTTCTTGATCTCGATTTGCATGATGGCTCCGAAGGGGCGGTCGGGCCGCCCCAGTGGTCGGTATTAGAAAAGGTCAGGGTTGCCGCCGGCGTTTGCCTGGGTCTGATGCTGTGGCTCTGGGTCGGCCTGCTGCTCGACCTCCTCGAACTGCGCATCCTCGACATGTTGCTCGGGCTCTGGGTCCGACGCCTGCTGCTGTTGTTCCTGCTGCTGTTCGGGATCTGGCGTGGTCTTCGCAGCCGAACGGCGCTGGCGACGCTGCTGCGTAGGTGCCGGTTCGTCCTTCTTGCCCTCGGGCGGCAGCACCTCACCGTCAAGCACCTGGGTGGCGCTGGCGGACTGGTGCGAGTGGGTTCCGCCGCCGAACGAGTTCAGGTCGTCGAGCGGGCTCCCCTTCGGCGTGTTGTCATTCGCATGGCGAGTGGCGAACCGATCCGGGTTTGCCTGAACAATTGCCTCGCCGAAGTCCTCGACCTCGTCGGCGCTGTGCATGCCCATGAGAACGTCCGGCGCGTACAGGTTGCCGAAGAACTTCGCAGACCGGTAGCGCAGCATCAGGTCGGGCATGGTTACCCACTTGCTGCCATCCTTCGTGTACCAGCCTTCGGACACAGCCATGGCGATGGTCACTGGCGGGCCCTCCAGCACATCGCCGGTGGCCTTGTCGTAGGCCCAGGCGACGCACTGCTTGTTGTGCACCTTGATGACGCGGCTCGACTTGGTCCGCTGGCCCTTTGGCCCACTCCACTCCTCGATCTTGGCATCGGTCTCGCCCAGGTCCTCGACCTTGAAGCGCAGTGGCGAGAAGCGGCCGCAGCTGTTGAGCGCGGCGATCACGAACTGCGACGACCAGCTCGGGCGACCATGGATGATGTGCAGGTTCTGCATCACCGCCATCGGCGATGCGCCAACGCGCTGCGATACCTCGAGGGCGATCAAGGTGTTCGCGGTGTTGCCCTGGTAGGTGTCGGGCACCAGCGACGATGCCGCCAGGGCCTTCGCCATGCGCTGCGCATCCTCGAACGACTGGATACTGCCGTACACGCCGCCGACTGCTGGCAGGCTGTTGTCGCGCTGGTCAATGGTGGTCAGTTGATTGGTCATGCTCAAAAGTCCTCGTTGGAAAGTTTTTCATCAATGCGGCGACGCGCCCAGATCGACAGCTCCAGTTCGCTCGCCTGCGTGCCGTAACCCGGCCATTCGTTGCGCTCTAAGCAGTGCGCGTAGAGGTTCAAGTTGTTGCGGTAAGTGCGGCGCCCGCGGTGCCGGTCGTCCTCGCTGAGGTAGACGACGTTTACTGCGTGCGGGAATTCCTCCTCGACGAACACGAACACGAAACCGCGAGGAGGCTCGCCACCGGCCAGCGTGAACACATCGAGATAGAACGGGTCCTGCTGCCAGTAGCCGTAGTTCTCGATCGCCTTCCGGCACCCGGCCTCGCTGGCGTCCTGGCACTTCTTGAGGTCGACGATCCAGCCGCTGTCGGACATGAAGTCAGCACGGGCGCGCACCAGCACGCCGGTCTCGGGGTCTTCGGCGTATGCCGAGAACTCGTACTGGCCACCGCCACGCAGAAGGCCACCGGCCACAGGGTGCGCGTACAGGCTGCGGCGCATGCCGAGCACGTTCGACATCTCATGAGCCATCAGGATGTGCTTCGACTGCTGCTCGGCCCAGGCCTTGTAGCCAGCAGCTCGCTTGTCCTTGAAGTTCGCGACCACGTACTCGGCCTCGAACTTTTCTGGCTCAAGCGACGCCGCGTGGAAAGCGGTACCGGTGAACTGCCCGGGCGTGCTGGCATGGCGATTGCGATTAGGTGCAAGGTAGCGGCCCCAGAAGTGGAACGGCGTCTTGTCGCCGATCAGCTTCAAGCCCGAGTTACTGACACCGGGGCCCGCGTGATAGGCCTCGTTCGACAGCTGATCAGCAGTGTAGAAGCCGGGCGTCACACGGCACCGCCTTCGCGAGCAGACAGCATCGCGTCGGCGTACTCGTAGCGCATGCGCACCAGTTCCTTCATCAGCAGCGGAAGCGGGAAGACCTCGCCGACTGGCTTCGCGAACGTCTGCGGCTGCTGGTGCATCGCCTCGTTCGCATCAATAAGCGATATCGGCGCATGCGCTGCCAAGTAGTCGCGCACGCTGATGCCGTTAAACGCCTCGTCATGCTGCAGACCTGGCACCGGAAAAGCCGGACCACCATCATTATTTTTCACTGGACTGCCCTCGTTTGCAGGTCTTTCGACCGGTTCGTGTCATTAACATGGGTTAATTGTTGCGCAACACAGACAGCAACGCAACACCCTGCATTGCTTTTCACTGGAAATCACAAGTATTCACGGCGAGCGGCAAGGTATTGCGCAAGCAGAATACTTGCGCAACAATGCACAAAACCACCAACCGGGGATTCAACTCATGGAACAAAACACAGGCCAGGCCACCGCAGAGATCGTCCGCAAGCTGCTTGTGCAGTGCGACTCGAATATCTTTCAGGCGTGCAAGAAGTCTGGCGTTACAGCGAGCACTTTCTATCGCTGGCAGTCCGGCAGCGAGCCAAGTGCGACAACGGTGGGCAAGATGCGAGAGGCCATCGTCAGTCTCTATAAAACATCCGGCAAAAGTCTGCCGGCGGCACTTGTAGCCGAGCTTGACCGCATCCTGTCAACGCTAAAATCCAAGGATTCTTCACAAAAGCTTGACGTATCTGCGCGCCTTGATCGCCTTGAGAAAGTAGTCACAGAGCAGCTTGGTGCCGAGCTATGACTTCCGCCATGTCGCCGCTCGCGACAGGCATCAAACTGGCATTGCGCGATTATCAAGATAAGGGTCTCAACGACATCAGGGCAGAGATGCGTGTGGGGCATAGCGCAGTGCTGTTCGTGCTCCCAACAGGCGGCGGAAAGACCGTGACGTATGCCGCCATGAGTCAGGGAGCAGCCTTGCGCGGCAACAGGATTTTGATTCTCGAACACCGCAAAGAACTGATCCGGCAGGCTTCACTCGCTGTCGGCGGTTTAGGTGTAAACCATCAAGTGATCGCGCCGGCGGACAAGGTCGCGAAGATCCGCGCGGCGCACGTCGAGAAACTCGGCTGGCCGATGATCGACAAACACTCGCATGTGGCCGTGGCCAGCGTGCAGACGCTCGCGCGCCGGTTCGACTGGCTAAAGGCATTCGACCCGAACATCATCGTCATCGACGAGGCACACCACGCGGTGGCTGGCACCTGGGCCCGCATCATCGAGGCCTGCCCGAAAGCGAAACTCGTCGGCGTGACCGCGACCCCGGTGCGCACAGACGGACAAGGCCTGGGCAAGGGATGCGGCGGATGCTTCGACGCCATGGTGCTCGGCCCATCCATGCGCGAGCTGATCCAGATGGGCTATCTGGTACGACCCCGCGTGTTCTCGCCGCCGGGCTACGACCGGGAAAACGCCGCGCACAAGGGCGACGACATCGACCTCCAAGCGGTGGCATCCAGCCCAGACCGCAAGGCCATCATCGGCGACGCCGTGCAGCACTATCGCGAGTTGGCCGATGGCAAGGCCGCCATCGTGTTCTGCTGCAGCGTCAAGGACGCGGAGGACACAGCTCAAAAGTTCCGTGACGCCGGCTATCGCTTCGAGGTCGTGCACGGCGACATGGAAGACGAGGACCGCGACTACCGTATCGCCGGCCTGGGCGACGGTCGCATCCAAGGCATCGTAACCGTCGACGTCGTCAGCGAGGGCACCGACATACCGGCCGCCGAGGTGGCGATCCTGCTACGCCCGACCGAGTCCGAGTCGCTTTACCTGCAGCAGGTTGGCCGCGTGCTGCGTACCGTGTACGCGCCTGGCTTCGACCTGGGCACCGAGGAGGGCCGGCACGACGCCATCGAGGCCAGCGGCAAGACCTACGGCCTGATCATCGACCACGTCGGCAACGTCGACTACCACGGCATGCCGGCAGCTGACCGCGAGTGGACGCTCGACGGCAAGAAGCGCGGCAAGCGCGGTGCGCTGATCAAGGAGAAGGCCGAGCGGGTGCTGCAGTGCCCGAAGTGCCATTACACCGAGGAACCCAGGGCGGTGTGCGGCGGCCCGAGACGCGACGGCACGTTCTGCGACCACGTCTTCGAGGTGCAGAGCCGCACGCTCGAGGTGCGCGAAGGCACCCTGCAGGAGCGCACCGACGACACGCTGCCACCACCACGCATCAAGACCGGCGCCGCGAAGGACATGGCGCAGCTCAAGGCCATGGGCGTCAGCACCGGACGAGCGCAGCACATCCTGCAGGCCCGGGCCGAGAAGGAAGCGCTGCAGAACGAACTGCGCGAGCTGCTCAAGAAGTGGAGCGCCAGCACCGGCCGCGGCATCCGCGACGCCTGGGGCTTCACCATGGCCGACGTGCGGGACATGAAGCCCAAGGCGCTGAAAGACAACATCGAGAAGGTGGGCGAGGCCCTGTTCATGGACAACGCCAACGACAACGAAAAACAGTCCAGCCTCAAGCTGGCATAGGGAGCGACAATCATGGGTATTCGCGAAAACGCTGTGTACAAGAAATGCCTGGTTACCATCAGCCGGCTGAACCCGTTTGCGCGGGTATACCGAAACAACGTCGGCAGCGGGTGGCAGGGCCCAGGGTTCACGCTCAAACCCGGGCAGATCTACAAGGCCGAGGGTGGCGAGCGCGTCATCACGCGCCCCAGCTTTATCGAATTCGGGTTGATCAAGGGTTCGGGCGACGGAATCGGGTGGGACTCGCAAATGGTCGACGACGAGTGGATCGCCAAGAACCGCGGCAAGCCAATCGCCGTGTTCCTGTCCCTGGAAACCAAGGCCAAGGGCAAAGCAACCGACGAGCAACTCGCGTGGTTCAAGCAGGTCAGGGAGGCCGGCGGCATCGCCCTCATAGTAAACGACCCGGATCAGATAGATTTGAGTTTGCCCGAAACCTGATTTGCTATTGCGCAATACTTCGCGCAATAATGTCACTATCTGAACCGCCTGAGAATTCCCCATATGAAGCGCGTATACATCGCTGGACCAATGACTGGCGTGCCCGAATTCAACTACCCAGCCTTTAACGCCCTTGCCGCTGAGCTGCGCACCGAGGGCTTTCATGTCGAGAACCCCGCCGAGAACCCAGAGCCCGTGGGCAAGACCTGGGCGGGCTACATGCGGATGTCGATCGCCCAGATGCTGACCTGCGACTTCGTCGTGGTGCTGGATGGCTGGGACCAATCGCGCGGCGCCCGCATCGAGGTAGAGCTCGCCGTCGACCTCGGCATGACGGTCATCCGTGCCGGCAGCAATGAAGCCATCGAACTGCACGCAGTCTAGGAACCACCATGGCACGCCACGACATCGCACAACTCAAAGAACGCCTACCGCTCGCCGACCTGATCGGCGATGTGGTGGACCTGAAAAAGAACGGCCAAGAGTTCAAGGGCCTGTGCCCGTTCCACAAGGAAAAGACCCCGTCGTTCGGCGTCTTCTTCCGCGACGGGCGAGAGGGCTACTACTGCGCTGGGTGTGGCGCCGGTGGCGATCACATCCAGTTCATCCAAGACTACTGGCAACTGGACTTCGTCGAGGCCCTGGACCGCTTCGCCGAACTGGCGGGCGGCGGTACCGCGGTGGCCAACGACAACGCCAAGCAGCGGCACGGCAAGGCCAAGCAGCTCGTTCGTGACGAGTGGAAGCATGCTGTAGCACCGGCGAACGCCAAGGCACCGACCACCCTGTACGTGAACCGAGACGGCGAGTGGGTCGAGCAGCGCGTTGTGGCGTCCTGGCCATACAAGGACCTCGAAGGCAACGTGCTGGCCTACACCTGCCGCGTCGAGCACACAAAGGCAGATGGCAGCATCGGCAAGGACGTGATCCCGGTGTGCTGGAAGAGGAACACCGTCACCGGTGAGGAGAAGTTCAAGCAGGGCGCGCTGATAGAACCTAGGCCGCTGTACGGGATGGAGCTGATCGACGTTTCCGATGCTGCCCGGGCTGCCAACATCATCCTCGTCGAGGGCGAGAAGGCATGCGACGCAGGCCGCCGGCTGCTGGCCGACTATCCGGTAATCGTCATGACCTGGCCGGGAGGGTGCAAGGCCGTCGACAAGGCACTGTGGATGGCGCTGACCGGGCGCAAGATCGTCGGCTGGCCGGACTGCGACAGCCAGGCATACGCCGAGAACCACGACATGGCCGGGCAGCTCAAGGCCTACGACGAACAGCCTGGCATGGGCGCCATGCTGCGCATTGCCGAACTGACGGCCAAGCACGGCGCTGCCATGCGCATCGTTGCCGTACCGCGCCCCGGTGGTGACTGGCCAAACGGGCACGACCTGGCCGACCTCGAGGCCGAGGGATGGACCGGCGCCCAGGTGATGGAATACCTCAAGGCCAACATCGCCACGCCGGAACAGATCCACGAAATGGCGCGCGCGGACGAGCTCGCCGAGCCAATGGTCGAGGACGTGCCACTGGATGCATACGAGCAGTACGATCACGCGCCGGCCAACGACAACGAGCCGCCCATGGAGTACGACGAGCGCCCGACACGTCCGCCGGAACAGCGCCCGTTTCGCATCCTGGGATGGGACCGCGGCCGCGCCTACTACCTGCCGGACGGAATCCCCCAGGTGACAGCCCTGGCGCCGAGCCAGCACACGAAGTTGAACCTGCTGCAGCTGGCCACCCTGCTGTACTGGAAAGACAACTTCCCGGCCGAGAAGCGATCGGGCGACGGGGTGAACTGGGACATGGCCGCCGACGCGCTGATCCAACAGGCGCAGCGCAATGGCATCTGGGACCCTGAACTTATCCGCGGCCGCGGCGCCTGGTGGGATCGCGGCAAGTGGGCGGTGCACCTGGGTAACCGGGTGGTGCTGGGCACGCCAGAAGGCGACGCCGAGGAGTTCAACTTGCGCAACGCGCCGAGCAGCTTCGTGTACGAGGCGGGCAAGCCGATCAAGCTGTCGTTCAACGACCCGCTGGTCAACAGCGAGAGCGTGAAGTTGGT